ATTGCTTTTAACAAGTCTTTTCTATTACGACCTGCTTTCTTACCAAACCTACAAAGATATTTAATAGCGTTTGCTTGACAAAAATCTTTATCAATATTCAAGTGTCTTAACATATCTTGCACCTGGAAACCGTCTTTTGTGGTACTATAATGTTCACCATAAGTACCTTTTATGTAATCATGTATTTCTTTTATTATTTTATCTTCATTATATTTCATATTTTTTTATATTTCACCTTTGTTATTTTTACTTTGAAGTCATCTAAATGATTTAAATTAGCATGACTATTATTATATATCGCATATGCTAATGTAGATGTATGCTCTTTAATTGATTTATGATATAATTCTTTTGCTTCTTCATATGTTTTTACAATAGTCTTTGTAGATTTATCCAATGGACGCCACTCTACAATAGAATAACTATCTGCATTATCTATAATATTTTTTTCCCAATCTGTTTGATGGCTATTCAATTATTTCCACCATTCGTTTTCTTGTTCTATTGCAACATCAACATCTGATTTTTCTTTTTCAGTTAAGTTGTCTTCTATCTGACTAAAATAACACCAGTATGTACCGTTGTCGCCAGTAAATGTAATAGCACCTGTATAATTTAAATCAGTATCATATGTTTTTGCATTTAAGGCTGTATCATTCTCAGCCGCTATATCAGTTGATTCAGTTGCTATACCGATATTAATTATTTCACCAGTTCTACCGTGGTTTGCTTTGATTGTATCTCCAACATTTATTATCATATTATTCCTCCCATAAATTTAGTTATTTCTTTGTTGAAATCGTGTTTAAAAAATTGTCTTGTGTCATATTTTTGACCATAGTCTTCATAAAAATGTTTATCTTCTGGTAGACCAGTTTCGCCAAACTCATCACCATAAGTTTTATAATACTCATCACCAGTAATCATATTAACCTCTGAATAACCAGTATCATTAGTAGCAGTTTCTTTGTAATTTTTATCACAATACTCTTTTACTTTTTGTTTAAATTCTTTATTGTTTAATCTGTTTAATTGTGATAACGGTACATTTCTGAATATAGTAAAATTGATAAAGAAATAATCCATATCTTCATCATCATAGTATTGTCTTTGATAGACTAAATGTATTGTACCGTCTTTACTCATTAGGCAGCCTCTAACTCTAAATCAATTACTTCATCAACATTGTATTCTTCAATACCTAACATATTGACATTATCAACATTCATAATTTTTGCTTTAGCAGCTTCTTTGCTGATTGCATTGTTTTTTAGTTGTGATAGAATATCATCAACTTTTTTTTCGGCTGTATCTTCAGCCCATTGTTTAACTTTACTCATTATATAAGTCCTTTCTTATTGTTAGTTAATAGTATATCAAGTAAATCTAGGAGAGTCAAGAGATTTTTTTTCTTGGCTTCTTCTATTCTTTTTGTAAGTGTCTTTTTAATCATAATATACATATACTATACACTACCTGGCCTATAAAGCAAGCGCTTTTTTCACTTTTTTTGAAGTTTTTTTTGAGACCTGGTCTCATTTCTAGGGCTGCGACAACCTGTACTTGTCTAAATCCACGCCTTTTTGACCCATTCCTTGTCGGATTGATGAGGATTTGGTTGTCCGTGAAACACGGTTACCAACGATTCGCCATTATGTTCGTATGTCATGTCTTGTTTTGAGTATCTATTACCTTTACGGTCATACCATTTATATGATTGTGTCCACGAATCAGGAAAGGAGACACATCCAGGAGTATTTAAAAGAAAGTCAGATATTAGGTTTTGGTCACCTGGAAACCGTCTTAACCAGTTTGGTCTATCGGTTATAAATTTGTGCCAAATCCGTCCGTGAAGGTTGGCCTGTTTAAATTTCATAACACTAGAGTTCCAAACACCACTTACAGGATTAAAGTCATTCATACCTACAAAGTCAGCCTCTGGTTTATATGTAAAGAAACAATCTATATTATCTGTTATAACTACATCTAAATCCATGTATATTGTATCGCCAGGCAAATCAACTTTAGGATGAAATAGTTGTAGTTTATTCCACCAGCCTTGTAAATCTGTTTCAGGAAACTCTCTTATGTTTATATTACCCTCAACCATTTTGTGCATTTTTACATGGTCAGTAAATACAAAGAAGTTTATATGTAAAGTGGTATTTCTAGTTACCATATTGTAAAGTTTTTGAACATACTCTACGGGATATTTGTCACCATAACATACACAAGCAAAATTATACATTAAAAACCTAACCAATTAAAAACAGCTCTTATACTTAATATCATATACATACATTCCATAATCATTCTTGGCCAATCTTTATCTTTATAACCAAACCATACCCACATTACACAAGCAGCTACACTTAACGACCAACCAACCCATTGAGTAGATATATTAGCACTTGATAATATGAATACACTACAAACAGCTAGTAATAAACCAAACCATCTAAATTTGTTCTTGAAGAACCTTGAAGGCAATACCATCTTCAATCTCCCTTATTGTAAATTGATTATGAGATAACATTCTCATCCACTTATTTATTTCATTATTATCAGGTTTAAATGGTGAATTTATTTTACTTATGTCTTGACTAGATACAAAATTAGCAACATTCTTTTTATCTGTTATACATGGTACACCATTTATTATTGCGTCAACAGCTGCTAATGACATATTAGTAACTAAACAATGAACACCTTTTAAATCATCTAATATATTTGTATTCCACCATTCATTACCTGGTCTTGGTTTATTTCTTAATTTTATTGGTCTATCTGTATAATTTTTTATCTCATTAATAGTTTTGTTTATCCACTCTTCTTGTGATATACCATTTATATGAAATGTTACAGTAGGAGATGATGGACATACTAATATATCTTCACCTGATTGCCAACCTTTAAACTCTGTGTTTAATCTTTTATTATCACACTCTTTTAGTTTATTAGTATGAATACCACCTTTACATATTCTAAAATAAGTTTTATCATAATCATGTATAATAGGTTCTGGATATCTTGTAATTTGTTGAGTCATATAACCATTATCTACATACCACCATTCTTCGCCTTGTGCCTCACACATTGTTATATCATGTATATTTTTACCTGCTAGTCCCCAAAAAAAGTGTATAGGTTTATCTTCGTCTTTCCAACCTTTTTCTATAGCAGGCATTAATTGATTTGATAAACATTTATCCCATGGTAACTTGTGTGTTATAATCATAAATCTATTTTAGTTGTATCATAGTAAATATCAAACCACTCATCAGCATAATTACTTCTTGCATAATCTTTAAAGTAAGGACCACCTAAAGTCCAATGTACATTTTTAGCCTCTTTATTATAATCATATTCACCTACTAACCAGTTCCATTCTAGTGGTATATTACCTATCATATGTTCTCTTTCTAACCACTTAAATTGATGTAATTCTAAACCTGTTGCCGTATTAACATAATCAGGTGTTAGTTTTGTGCATTGTGTATTATGAAACATCATCATACTAGACCAGTTCTTTTTAGGAAAAGGTTCGTTTTTTGCACCTCTAAACTTCACACTTTGTTTTGGTTGATAATCATGTTGACAACACATTACGCTATATTTAAAAGTTCTTAATCCCCATAGTTCAGCAATATCAGCTCTAAACATCATATCACAATCCATAAAAATAGACCAACCTTTAAAGTTACTTAAATATGGCACCATAAATCTACTAAATGCAAAATCAGTAGATTGATTAGGTTGTTTCTCTCTATTAAATTCTGGTATATTACTTAAACATAATGGTGTAATAGATACAGGTTCACTAGTATTTCTCCTAATACTTTCGGATAATATGTGATATGCAATCTTTTCACCCTCGTCATAACCTATAAAAACATTTATCATAATCTTGCCTCCGGACTTTTACCTTTTAATTTTCTATTGCCTTTTGTATGGTCATATACCGTACCTAATATAGACCTCGCTTGTACATGGCCTGGTTTACCATCACCTATATTAAAATTTTTTGTGCCTCTGTTTTCAAATTCTTTTCTTACATAATCCCATATATAACTATCATGTTGTTCTTTTAAATTATATATGCCATCTGTATCGTATAGTGATTTCATTCTATTTGCATATGATATAGTATCTTTATGATTTAAATTAAAATATAAAAAACCACATTCACTATAATTATTACCTCTACCTAGATATGTCATCATACATTCATCTCTATGAATATGTTTTTTTATCCACTCTTCATCTAATTTTTTATAAAATACGCTGTCTGCGTCAATACAAATTAAACCATCAGCTTCTTGTGTCGTAATAGCATGTGTATATGCATATACTTTATAACTAAATCTCACACCATCTGTTAAAAACTCTTTACCTTTTACTCTATAATCTGAATATGGTTGTTTATGTTTATTTCTTTGTACAAAATTATTTAAATCTGGTAATATATTTTCATCTTCATTATAGACAATTAACTCAAATGGCCAATTATAAGTTTCTTTAAACCTATGAGCATACTCTTTAAAGAGTTTATTATTATAGGTTGTTATTACTTTTATATTAAGTGTTGCCATGGTTTACCTTGTCTAATTTCTTCTATTGACCATTGAGTATATGCTAAATCATATAATAATTGTTCTCTACTATTACATTTAGGATTTTCAACATCTTCTAA